CCAAAGAAAATTAAGGGGTAATATTCTCTCAAATCTATTCTACGAACCATCCACCCGAACCAGTTCTTCTTTTCACGCCGCCATGTCCAAACTTGGCGGCGATGTCATATCTATCAATGAGATTACTTACAGTAGTGTTTCCAAGGGGGAAAATCTCCAAGATACAATTCGCACTATGGGTTGTTATAGTGATATAATTGTGTTGAGATCACAAAATGAGGGTGATGCAAAACTAGCTGCAGAAGTTAGTGAAGTCCCTATAATAAATGCTGGTGATGGAAAGGGCGAACATCCTACACAAACTCTACTTGATTTATATACCATTTATGAACATTTTAATAGGATAAAGAACTTGACAATCACGTTTGTAGGTGATATAGTCAATGGTAGAACTGTTCATTCTCTTTCGAAAGCTTTAGAAAAAAAGTGTGTGATAAATTATTGTAAAACATATGATATTGATAAATTACCAAAATCAGATGTTTATTATTTGACTAGAGTACAAAAAGAAAGAGGTAGCACAGGTTCATACCAACTGACAAAGGAACATATAAAAGAAATGCCTGAGGATTGTATGGTCATGCACCCATTCCCTCGCAATGAAGAAATACCTCAATGGTTCGATGCTGATCCACGAGCAAAGTATTTTGAACAAATGCGGAATGGATTGTATGTAAGAATGGCTCTATTGATGTATTATAAATAGAGGTAGGAGAAAACAATGCCAGGGCCTTTAGACAGACAACCAGATAAATTAGATTACGCAGCTCCAACGCAATTTAAATTCGGTATACACCAGTTACCGAAAGTGGAGTTTTTTGTAACTTCTACTAACTTACCAGATATTAGCTTAGCTGCAGGCTCTTTTACGACTCCATTTAAAGATATTCCTGTACCAGGCGAGAAGTTGAATTACGGAGATTTGAATGTAGGTTTCTTGGTAGATGAATATCTAGAAAACTATATTTCGCTCCATGATTGGATTACAGGTTTAGGGTTTCCAGAGAAGAGAGGACAGTTCTCAAAATTTAGAGATGTAACAAGTAATACGCCAGGCGGCGGAACTACACCATCTCCAGATTTAATTGGGCCAGCAGTTCCTGATAAAGCAACGTATTCCGATGCTTATCTTATGATACTTTCCAATAAGAATAATCCTATAGTACAAATAGATTTTCAAGATGTTTTCCCCACAAATCTATCGGGATTATCTTACAACCAACAGGAGACAGATACAGAATATATGTCGTGTAGTGCTACATTTGCTTATAAGATGTTCACGATCACCACATTATAAATAACGAGAGCGGAGAGGTTTTATAAACTTTAACACTTCTCAACCCTTAGTCGGAAACGACAATATAATTAACGAAAGTTAATAACCAGCTCTGCTCACCTTTGAAAGAATATATTATGAACTTAGAACAACTAAAAAAAGAATCCTACGAAGACCTACCTATTAAAAATTTAGAGCATCTAGACCAAGAGGCATTTAAAAATCAAGAAATAAAAGCTAAATGGCTAGATTACAAGATACGATTCGAACTTATCCTCACAAAAACTAAAGGCGATTACCAACGTATGTACCGTGAAAAATGGGAATACTATGGTGGTAAAGCTGATGCTAAGGTATATGTTGCAAAGCCATTTGACTTTAAAGTTCTCAAGAGCGATCTTGCAATGTACATATCCTCTGATGAAGAAATTATAGAACTATCTGATAAACAGGCATATCTAGAATACACCATCAAATTTTGTGAAGGTGTTATTAAATCTATCGACAATCGGGGATGGGATACCAAAAACGCTATAACATGGAAGCAATTTGAGGCTGGTATGATATGATAGACAAACAATTAATTATAGAAAATCTAAAGAATGTATATGACCCAGAAATTCCATCTGCAAGTCTATATGACCTTGGATTAATATATGATATTGCTATCAATGAAAGGGAATATGAAGTAACTATTACACACACATTAACCAGTGCGTTTTGTCCTTTTGCAGACCAGATTGTTGCAGATGTTAGACAGGCAGGATATGTAGAGAATGTTCGTAGTGTACAAATAGAACTTACTTTTGATCCCCCCTTTAGTATGGATATGGTTCCAGAAGAAACAAAAATGTTGTTAGGATGGATATGAATTGGTGGATTGAACAATATAAACAATATCATGCAGAGAAGGATACTAATTATCCTGGCAATAATTTGAAGCCCCAACTGCATCATATTAAAGACTTGGTACAGGATACAAATGCCAAGACACTTCTAGACTATGGTTGTGGTAAGGGACTACAATATACGGAGTGGAAGCACCATGAAGAGTTAGGTGTTATGCCAGCACTATATGACCCTGCTGTTCCAGAATATGAGAAACTTCCTGATGGCCCTTTTGATGGTGTGTATTCTACGGATGTATTAGAGCATATACCGAAGGAAGATATACCTAGAACTATTATGGAGATTTGCAGTAGAGCACAGAGGTTTGTATTCCTTGCAATATGTACCAGACCAGCATTAGCAGTTTTGCCTAGTGGGGAAAATGCACACTGTACCGTAGAACCGATTGCGTTCTGGAAGAAGATGGTGGAAACCTATACCCCAAAACCCATATACACACATATCAAAACATATGGTAACTGCAATAGTTATGAGATATTGTATGAAGAATTATATCTAGAGTGGATGTTAGAGCAAGTGGGTTAAAGATGATTGAGCAATATACGCCGGATAGGCCAAATATTGAAACATATATAAAATATTACAAGGAAGTAGTTCCTCATGTATTATGTGATGATCTAATTAATTGGAATTTTAATTTTAAACCATCGACATATTCTAGTCATAAAGGAAGAACAGAAACTTCAGATGAACGAGTGCGTATGGATGAAGTATGGATAAAGAGCGGTAATATTTATTATAATGCTGTCAAGGCAGCTTTTGAATATGTGATTAAAAAATATTCTGAGCGGTTTCCACTATTCAGTGTGCAACGAATGACAGATTTTAGAATCAATCGATATTCGAAGGGTGGGTTCATGTCTAGTCATGTAGACAACATCCATCACAGTCACGGCCAACAGTACGGATACCCACAAGTATCTGTTCTTTTATATCTTAATGATGATTATGAAGGCGGAGAGTTTTATGTTGCTGGAACTAAATTTGAACCAGAAAAGGGCTCTGCAATTATTTTCCCTTCTAATTTTATGTACCCACATGAGGCAAAAGTTGTCACAAAAGGAACGAGATGGAGCATAGTAACATGGTTAATGTAAAAAAAATTACTTTATTTCCAACACAAGTATATTCATATGTGAGTGAAATTACAGATGAAGAAAATAAGCTTATGTTGGATTTTGTTAATAATACATTTGAAAACAAATATAGAGATGTAAGAACAGGCAAAGGCCTGCCTTTTGGTTTAGAACAAGGGGAAGATAATTTACAGAATGTAGACGTTTTTCAACCTTTAGTATTACTAGCAAAGGAACTTAGTAGAAACATATTCGAATATGAAGGTTATAAAGAACAAGAAGTAGATATTACTCAAATGTGGCCTAATAGACAGCAAGATGGTAGTATCCATCCGCCTCATACCCATGCGAATAATTTACATTCTGGAATATATTATCTAAGAGCTAGTGCAAACACTTCTGGTACGCAGTTTTTTGAACCAAGGGCCCAAGTAAAATGTATGGTTCCTAGAAGGGAAAAATATATTATAGCTAATTCCAATATGTATCAAGTAGATTCCGTAACTGGAGAGGGTGTTGTATTTCCTTCATGGTTACAGCATTGGGTTCCCCCTAATGTAGATGATAGAATTACAATTTCTTGGAATGTTATCATACGTGGTCAATATGGAGAGGATAACACGCTCCAAAATGCTAATATCTAAGAAAAATGAAGTTTATCTGGTTCTAGATAAATTAGAGCCATCTACGAAACAAGAACTTACAGAGTTTTTTACGTTTGAAGTGCCTGGCTTTAAATTTATGCCTATGTATAGAAATAGAATGTGGGATGGGAAGATACGGCTCTTCTCCCCAGCAACAGGAGAAATATATGTAGGGCTATTACCATACATCAAGAAATTTTGCGATAGTAATCGCATATCATATATACTAGAAGAAGGAGTAGAAGATGAGCGGAATGTTGTTCGTGAGGTGGTTAGAGGGTTTATCAGATCACTCAAACCCAAATCAAAAGGTAAATCCCTCAAGATTAGAGATTATCAGTTGGAGGCTGTTCAACGTGCCTTGTCTAGAAATAGGGCTCTTATTGTTAGCCCTACTGCTAGTGGTAAGTCACTTATAATATATTCTCTTGTTCGTTACTACCAAATGGCGGGACATAAAACTTTAATTCTTGTTCCTACTACATCATTAGTCGAACAAATGTATACAGATTTTGAAGATTACGGATGGTCGCCTGGCACGTACTGCCAAAAAATTTATCAAGGTCATGACCGTAAAGTTACTAAGGATGTTGTTATATCCACGTGGCAATCGATCTATAAGATGCCTAAGTCCTATTTTAAAGACTTTGGTTGTGTTATAGGAGATGAAGCACACATGTTTAAAGCTAAGTCTCTCACTGGTATTATGACTAAAATGCATAATACTAAGTACCGATTTGGTTTTACTGGAACCTTAGATGACACACAAACACATCAGCTTGTTTTAGAAGGCCTATTCGGGGCTGTAGAAAAAATTGTCACAACAAAAGAATTAATGGACAAAAAGACCCTTGCAAATTTAAAAATAAAGTGTATAATACTAAAACACCCTAATATTAGGGAGAGGATGACATATGCTGAAGAACTGGATTACATTGTTGCTCATGAGCAGAGAAATGCTTTCTTATGTAATTTACTACGTCATATTGATGGCAATACTCTTTGTTTATTTCAGCTTGTAGAAAAACACGGTAAACCATTATTTGAAAGGTTAGAAAATGAACGATCAGGCACAGGAGATTATTACTTTGTATATGGAGGAACAAAAACAAGTGAAAGAGAAGAAATTAGAGGCCTCGTTGACTCTGGAAAAAATTCGACCATTGTTGCAAGCTTTGGCACTTTTAGCACTGGTATTAATATTCTTAATATTAACAACATCGTGTTCGCAAGTCCAAGTAAGTCAAAAATTAGAGTACTACAGTCAATCGGGCGTGGACTCCGCACAAGTAATATTAAGGATTCCGTTCTAGTATTCGATTTAGCAGATGACATATCCTATGGAGAACGAAGGAACTTCACTCTTAACCATTTCGCAGAAAGACTAAATATATACAACAAGGAACAATTCGACTACGAACTGTCAAAGGTAAAGCTATGAAAGAAGTATACCAAAAAACTGAAACCAATTTTAAGCTGATAAAGCTTGTAAATGGTGAAGATATTATATGTTCTATTAGTAGTGGAAACCCCAATACTATAGGCGGGAAGATTGAGGTAATATTTCCATTAAAAATGCAAGTTGTGCCGAAGATGACGGATAAAGGGATAAACGAATCCTTAAACCTAAGCCATTGGGTGCATCCGTATACAGAAACGAAA